TTGTAGTCTATTCTTTGCATTCTTTTGTATGAATCTAGAGTGTTCATCTTGAATGTTCTTGATACCACCAAGTGGGTTGTTTATTTGATGGTGTAATGATTTAACATCATCTTTTAATGAATGAATTGATAGATACGGAGTGGTAGAGTCCTCCTTTCTTCTACCACTCTTGTTATATTTGTTATATTCTCTTTCTATTTCTCTCTCTTCATCAAAGTCCATTTCTCTATCAGCACCACATTCAGCCCATTTTAATCTAAGCTCTTCGATGTTATCATTATACCATCTCTCATAAGTTGTTTCACTGTTTATAGGATTATTATATAATTCCCATCTTTTATGAGCATAATACTTTTGCTTTGCTTTATCATATCTTCTTCTATTTCTTTGTGCTTTGCTAGGAAAAACTCTGCCCCCGCTTAGCAATCTAATTATTAACTTAAATGGTAAAAATAGTAATTGAGTTATTCTATTTAATAGTCTCATTTATCCTTCTTTCTATACCTTTGAGGTATGTTTATTGGTGTTATTTATTTAATAGTAATATAAGTCTTAATTGCTATGTGTCTTTACAATTAAGTTAATAGTTGATGGTACAGGTTAAACCTCTATTTCAGGACATCGCCATCACGCTAAACTTATATTAATTTAATGCTTTATGTGTAGTAATATATATAATTACCACTGTTTTGTACTGTTTCGATTAAAAAGAACAAGATAATAAGCCCGGCTATTACACCAAGGCTTATTATCTTGTGATATTGTAGGATATTTATAAATCTATCCAAAATAAGAGTTGACGCTACTCTCAGACTCTGCAACTCTTGGTTTGGATTTATTTATAGATATCATCTGCTTACTGTCATTAGAATTGATAAATAGGCTGATAAATAGCCCATTCTCTTGACAGTAAGAAGATAAGACTTTAAGTTGACTTTCTTGAAGAATCACATATGAGTCGGGTTCAAGATTGTACTTTATATTTAAACCCGACTTATTTTGATTCTCATAAACCTTAAACTTTAAGTCTTTAGGTAAACTCTTTGTAATCGCTTCTGTTAAATTCATTGTTAAACTCCTTATGTTGTTAAGTGTTAAAAGTTTTGCGATGAGGTTAACATAAGCGATTACACTTAGTTTACCTGACCGCACTGGATAGTGCGCATGGGTAGAGCCCTGCCCGTTGTGCTCTGTAATTTGTTCACTTCACCCTAGAGTGATGTCCGGCGTGCTAATTTCAACCTTGGAGGACATCCCATAGGGCAAATTGCAACGGGTAGGGTTCAATCTATTTCTCCCACACCCATTCTCGTGCAATTTTTCTGAAAATTTTTTTTTCTAAAATTTTTTACTTGACTTAAGCCTGTTTTACCCTTAAATTACAAGCCCCCTAGCGCAGTAACTAACCTAGTTACTGCTAGACTAGGTAAGAGATAGGGCGTTCAGAGGTCTAAATGACCTATATTTAATAAATCATTTGGAATATAGCAGTAACTATAGTATATTAAGTTGATAAAATTTATAAATTTTTAACAATTGGGGAAATTATGAGTGATTTAACGATAAAGCACGCAGGCAGTACAATAACAAGGTCTGCAGATAGTCCTGGTAGTTCAATATCTACAGGTAAATATAAGGTAATAAGGGTTACTCCTACGATTACAGAGGATAGCGCTTATGCAGATGGAGATTCATTGTTTAATGCAACAGAAATACCTAATGCTGTAAGAAGTGACGGAGGTACTTCTAAACTTTTGTCTGCTTATGTAGTAGATGAAGATAGCCAAGTTGCTGTTTGGGAGATGATATTTACACAAAAAGCTACTAATTTTGCTAATTCAGGTATGCATAACACAGCTGACGTTACTTTTGATAATGCGGTAGCATCTAATATATGTGGTTTTGCAGTGATAAACGGTGATACAGATTCTTTAGATATAGATAATTTTAAAATGCAGCAAACATTAACCGGTATAGCACCTCCTTCTACTGGACATCCTGCGATAAGTCTTCCTATATTACTACAAGCAGAGGAAGGTTCTACTAGTGTATACGTTCAAGGAGTTATATTTAGTGGGACTCCAACTTATACTAATACAGATAGTCTTCAATTAATATTTCATATAGAGTACTAAACATCTAAATGAGCGAATACGTCAATAATGAGGGAATACTTGTAGATACAAACGATAGGCCTTCTAATTACCAAGACCAGATAAAGTTTGATTTAGCTATAGATAGCGCATTAGTCGATAGTTTACCTGATAATGCTGCAAATAACTTTGTAATAAGAGATATTCTTAGTGGCTGGCAAAATCAACACTTAATGTATGGTGGAAGTATGGATGGATTGCCTCTTTCAACAGGTTTTAGTCCTGATGATACTGACGTTCCAGAAGATGTTTTACAAGAATTAACTAATTTATTATACAGTCAAAACCAAAATCAACAGTTAATTAACCAGCAATTAAATGAAGAGCCTATTCTAATTGAAGAAGAAACCCCTATAATTAACCAAGAGGTTCCTATTAAAGAAGATAACCCTCTTCTTGGCTCTATAACAAATAACTCAATTACTAAACAAGGTAATGATAATGTTCCTGCTATAGACGCCTCAGTAGAAACATCTGATGATATTGTTCAAATAGAAAATAAATTAACTGAAGAATCTAATCCTTTTAAAATTTTTGATGATTGGATGGAGTCTATTAATAATCAACAATTACAAAATTACCTTGAAGGTTTCGAAAATATGGATGATTTACCTTCTGATATAGTTAATTTACAAGAAAATCTTGCTTTTACAGAACAAGGTAAATCTCCTCATACTAATGTTAAACCAGTTAAATACATAGGGAATACCAAAAATATAAACACTGGTACAGTATCACATCAAATTCAAGGTGCAAGTGGAACTATCTACAATGGAAATCAGGCGCATTATAAAACCTCTGATATTGATTGGGAAAGATTTGGGTCATGGGATAATACTGCTACAGCCTTTATAACTAATGCAAATAATTTTGACCATCCTGCTTACACAACAAATATGGCTGGTATGGTAATGTGGGCTCCCCACCCTGAACATCAAGACGAATCTGATAACTATTTTACTATAAATGAAGATGGAAGTTATCAGAGGAATATGGAATTAGATTGGCAGTTTAGAATGTATAGTGATGATGGAAAGTCATATAGTGTTCCAGTTGATAAATGGGGGAAAGAAGATTATGATACTTATCCTATACAGTATCTTAGAACATATACAACACATGGTGGTGATAATACTATGAGATTTCTTGATGTATCTACTGGAACTGAGTATTATAACCATTATCCTTTAGGCGGAGAAAAGGATGATGCAGAAGATTTTTATTATGGAAGAAATGAAGATGGTAACTACTATCAAAAATATGGAAATGAATCAGGTGATTATGAAGATATAATTAATATGCCTGGAAATACGTTTGGTTTAGTAATGCCTACTAAACAATCTCCTTTTGGTAAAGTTGTAGGTGCTGTTGAAGATGCTATATGGCTATTAGCTGGTGGAGGCGCAGGAAATATGAGTAAGGCTATGAATTATTTTTGGAAACCTATGGCTTATGGTAATTTAGCAAATAGTGCTACTGATTTAATTACTGGATTTAATCCATTAGATGCAGGATTTGGTTATTTAATGGGTGATAGCGAAGAATACCAAGGTAAAGTAGATGATAAATATATAGCAGAATATGCAAGTAAAATAAAACCTACGCCTTGGGTTGAAATGGTAAAGGATGATAAAGAATTAAACGAGTTATATACTAAATTATATAATCTAACTAACAAATATAAAGATACAAGCCCTGAAATGCAAGAAGCACATAATAATTTATTAAACACATTAAGAATTCCTGGTCAAGAAAGTTATGCAGGTATTCGAAGACCACAGATTAGTGAAGGAGTTTATGATTGGGATAGTAGGACACCTGGAGTTCAAACAAAAGAATTTTTAATTAATGAATTACAGAAACAAATAGATAAATTTGATTTATTAGAGGAGTTTTAACAATAATGCCGTATTTTGGTAAAAGAAGTAGAAAAAATTTAGCAACTTGTGATGAAAAGTTGCAAAAAGTATTTAATGAAGTCATTAAACATGTTGATTGTAGTGTAATAGAAGGCCACAGAAGTAAAGAAAGGCAGAATAAGCTATATGAAGAAGGAAAAACAAAAGTCAGACACCCTAATGGTCGTCATAATGCTAATCCTTCTAATGCCGCTGATGTGGTTCCTTATCCTATTGATTGGTCTGATAGAGAACGTTTCCACCTCTTTGCTGGTTTTGTTTTAGGAATTGCTAAATCAATGAACATAAACTTACGATGGGGAGGAGATTGGAATCAAAACTTTGAAGTAGATGATAACCAATTCGATGATTTCCCGCATTTTGAAATAAGAAAGGAATAAAATGGCAGGATTATTAGATTATGCAATGCCCATTATGGGAGAAGAAGGTGGAGGCCATGGTGGTCAAAGTATGGCATATCCATCCTCATATCCTGAAACTAAATTAGGAAAACAAGTTCTAAACAACCCTGATGCTTGGAACTTTGGTAATTGGATGAGCCAAACTCAGTGGGGAATGCCAGGTGGTTCGGAATATCAAGGTGTAATGGGCAGGCTTAAGCATAGCCAGGGATATACTGATGAAGAATTAGACCAATTAATGTCTATGTATGAAGGAGGGCAGAATATTGCTAATATGACAGAATCGGCATTATTAGGTCCTAATCAATCTTTTGAAGGATATGGTGCAATTCCAGGTAGCGAAATGATAAATACTGGAGAAACTCCATTTAATATAACTGATATAGTTGAAGAAATAAACAGAACAAATCAACAAGCTGAAGATTTCGGTTATGATTATAACCCTTCAGGGCACGTAGCAGGCAGATTTTTGAATCAATTTCCAGCAGTAAATCCTTGGGGTGACTATATGACTGGAACTGGTATGAATAACCCTTATTTAGGCCCAGGCTATACTAAATAAAAGCTGATTTGTATACTATAAACATAGACCATAAAGATAAAGGTCTGACCACATATACAGTTTACAGGAAAGAAGAAGCTGATAAAGAAGGGATACAGTATGTTTACTGGAAAATGGCTGACATGGGGCAATATGCTATCTCTGATGATGATTATGTTGCTAAAGTCATTAATAGGAGAGAATATCCATCAAATCATAACAAGGATAACGTATATCTTCGCTTTCCATGGGGTTACACTTTCTTTAATCCTAAGTATGCTTCTAAGAAGTTAAAAGTATCAGGTAGGAAGACTAATACTACTTTAACAGGCAAACCTATGCTAGAAGTACAGTCTAAGCAAGATATGATGAAAAATCTTGCAAAAGCCTATTCTGTTACCTGGGACTATAACTTAGCGCTTGATATGGTCTTAGGTAGTTATACCCCTTCTGAATTTAAGAAGTGGAAACGAATAATGAAAACGGAGGTTTTTGATAAAATGATAAAAGAAGAACTTGCAGACTTACTAACTGACCATGGACTAGATAAAACTTATACTTTAGAGTTATTTGCTAAAGTAATAGAAATGGCTCAAGATAAAAAAGATGTTACTAATCTTATGCGTGCTGTAGAGAATCTACAGGGTATGCACGGTATGAAAGATAAACAACTTGTTAAAACTACAGAGAAATTAGAAGCTATAAGTAATACTAAACTTATAGACGAACTTCGTGAAGAAGAAGATAAGTTAATTGCAACTAAAACTACTACGGAGGAGAAATAATGCCATACGGTAAAGGTACATACGGCAAGAAAAAAGGTAGACCCCCTAAAAAGAAAAATAATAAAAAGAAAAAATAGTGGATTACGAAGAACAGTATAGTCAAATGCAGGCTTTAAAAAAGCTTCGTAATAATATGGCTCTCTTTGGAAGGCACTGCTTCCCGACAGCCCTGCGAAAGCAAACACCTCCTTTTCATAGGGACGTGTATTCTGCTTTAGCTAACGACAACAAAAGGAGGGTGTTAATTGCTGCTCCCCGTGGTACGGCAAAGTCAACGGTTACCACCCTCATCTTCCCTTTATGGAGATTAGCGTTTAAAAAGACAGATGAAGATTTATTTATAGTTATTATATCAGAATCACAAACTCAGTCTATAAACTTCTTATCTCGTATTAAATACCATTTAACACACTCAGATAAATTTAGAGATATATTTGGAGACCTTGGTCCTAATACAGCAAGAAGATGGACTAATAATGATATAGTATTAGCTAATGGAGCTAGACTTATAGCAGTAGGTACAGGGCAAAGAGTTAGAGGATTTATTGAAGGAGACACTAGACCTAACCTTATTATAGTAGATGATTTTGAATCAGAGTTAAATGCATTTACTCCAGAAGCAAGAGCAAAGAATAGAAAATGGGTTACAGAAGCTGTAATACCGTCATTATCTGATGAGGGTAAAATAGCTATGATTGGTACGGTAATATCAGAAGATTGCTTTTTATATTGGGCTAAAGACTCTTCAGCATGGCATACGCTATGGTATTCTATATGGGATGAAGATGAAAAGAGTATATGGCCCGAAAGATTTCCTACATCACGTATTAATGATATTAAAAAAGAGTTTGCATCTGTAGGAAACTTAAATGGGTTTTATCAAGAATATATGAATATAGCTCAATCACCTGATATGGCTCCATTCAAACCAGAATGGATAAAAATGCATCATTATGATTTTAAAAGAATAAATGGGCAAAATTGCCTAGTAAGGAATAAAGGTGAAAAAGAAGAAATCAAACCAGTGGAAGTCTATTGTGGAGTTGACCCTGCTAGCTCCCTTGCTTCTACCGCTGATTATTTTGTTGTTACTACAATCGGTATTGATTATGATAACAACAAGTATATCATTGATATATTTAGGGATAGAATTTCTCCTGCAGAACAGCCTACAAAACTTATTGAAGTTTTTAAAAAGTATAGGCCTAGGAGAATGATGATTGAAACTGTAGGTTACCAAGAAGCTTTAAGAACTGCTGTAAGAGAAATTATGTTTAAAGAAAATTTATACATCCCTGGTTTAGAAAAAGGTGTAAAGCCACGAACGCGTAAGAGCGAAAGATTATTATCACTTGTTCCTTTATTTGCAAAAGGTACTTTTTATTTTAGACCACAGGATAATATTGCGCAACAAGAATTTTTGTCTTATCCTAGAGGAAAACATGATGATGTTATGGATTCTATATGGACAGCTTTACATGGTTCAAAACCATCTAGAAAGAAAGAATGGGATGAAAATGACGAAAAATATCCAATTGCAAAAAAAGTCCTTGATTGGATGACATTATAATCGTATATTAACTTGATAAAAAATAGGTAAAAATGGAAGAAAACACGACCCCTGAGATAGTAACTGAAACTCTTCAGATGTATAAAGACTATAGCAAAAAGCGTGATGCATGGGCTAAACAAGCAAAAGAAGATAAAGAATTTCGTTTAGGAAGACAATGGACTAAAGAACAAGCTGAAGTACTAGAAGCTCGTGGTCAAGCTCCAATTGTTATAAACAGAATACATCCTGCTGTAGAATCTGCTAAAGCAATGCTTACAGCTAAAAGACCTTCTTTTAGAGCAGCCCCAAGAGAAGATTCAGATAACAAAGTAGCTCAAGTATTAAGTAATTTACTATCATATATGTATGATATATCTGATGGTGAAACAGTTATTAAACAAGCTATTGATGATTACTATGTTATGGGTATTGGATATATAAACGTATATCAAGACCCTATGATGGATATGGGTAAAGGTGAAGTTTGTATGCACGATATAGACCCTCTTGATGTATATGTAGACCCTAATAGTAGAAGTCGTTTCTTTGATGATGCAGAGAATATTATAATATCACGTTTATTTAGCAGAGACCAAGCTAAAAAAATGTACCCTAAATATAAAAAAGAAATAGACAATGCTAATAGCGAACAAGATTTTAATGCTCCAGAAACAGGAAGAGATAATAGAAGTGAAGTATTTTTTCCAGAAGATGTAGGTTTATTACATGAACAAAATGAATATGTTAGAGGCTATGAGAGATATTATAAATTAGAAGTTCCTAGAATGAGAATATTTGAAGAGTTTTCTGGAAAAGAAGATTTATTAAAAGAAGATGAATTTAATGAGTATATAAAACAACCTGCTTGGATAATTAATAATAATATTATAACAAATGAGAAGCAAGCTCAAGAACTTATTATTCAACTAGAGCAACAAAGAGAAGTTGCTATTATGAAACAACAAGCTGTTGATGAAAAACAAATGAGAGAAGCTGGTTATCCTGTAGAATCTGAAATTCCAGAACCTCAAATACCTCATGTTCAAGTTGATAAAGTTGATTTTCAACAACTTATATTAAAAGGCGTTATAAAAGTAGTAAAAATAATGGCAACAAGAATTAAGCAATGTATTATAATTGGAGAAACTTTACTTTACTCAAGAATACTACCTTGTGAAAATTACCCTATAGTACCATTATGCAATCTTCATACTAGAACACCTTATCCTACATCTGATGTAAGAATGGTAAAAGGGCTTCAAGAGTATATAAATAAGACTCGTTCTTTAATAATAGCACATGCTACTACAAGTACTAATACAAAAATATTAGTTCCTGAAGGCAGCGTAGATATGAAAGATTTTGAAGAGAAATGGGCACAACCTGGTGTTGCTATACCTTATGACCCAACAGATGGTCCACCAGTACCAGTTCAACCAAGTCCATTACCTAATGAACTTTATTCTAATGAACAAGCAGCAAAAACTGATATTGACCATCAATTAGGTTTATATGAGTTAATGCAAGGAAACGCATCTGTAGCTCCTGATACATATAAAGCTACTATTGCTTTAGATGAATTTGGGCAAAGAAAAATTAAATCAAAGTTAGCAGATGTTGAAGCGGCTTTATGCAGAGTAGGAGAAGTCGCTATTCCATTAATGCAACAATTATTTAATTCTCAAAAAATATTTAGAGTCATTCAACCAAATAACTCTATAAATGAATATGTTATTAATAAAAAACTAGTTGATGATAAAACTGGTGAAATAAAAGTTATTAATGATATTACAATTGGTAAATACGATATAAGTGTAGTAAGTGGTGGAACTTTACCAACTAATAGATATGCGGAATTAGAATTTTATATGGATGCTTATGCTAAAGGAATTGTCGATAAAATCGAGGTTCTTAAAAAAACAGAAGTATTCGATATGGAAGGGGTCTTACAAAGGACCGATATTATTACCCAATTACAACAACAGTTAAAAGCTGCACAAGAAAATATTAAGAAACTTCAAGGTGACTTGCAAACTAGAGATAGAGAAGCAGTTAACCTTAGAAAAAGAGTTGAAGTTGAGAAATTTAAAACTCAACTTGATAAAGTTTCTAATAAATCTGAAGCAGCTGGGACCTTGTTTGAAAAACGATTGGATGATAATTTGGCTACAGTTAAGCGTCAGATTTCTGATGCGGCTAAAGAAACTGGCTCACCCCCTGGTAGCAAAGGGGCAGCTAAGAAAGGAAGTAAATAAAAATGGCACAGATAGACGAAACGAATGTGGATACCCCTCAAGAGGGCTCCAATTTATCAGTTGAAGATGCGTTTTTTTCAAGTGATAGTGAAGGTTCTACAGAACAACAACATAGTTCTGTAAGCGAGGATGTTGCAAATACCGTTAATACAGAGGTTAATAATAACCCTAATGATGAGAAGCGTTTTCAATATTGGCAATCAGAAGCTGATAAAACCAAAAATGAAAATGCTCAATTAAAACAACAATTAAATCAAATGCAATCTCATATTGCTCAAGCCCAGCAACAACAAGCTGCAGCAGAAAAGCAACCCGAGGAATTCCCTCCACCTCCACCAAAACCTGAAAGACCATCAGGGTTTAACAGAGCGGAAGCTATGGAAGACCCAAGTAGTCCTAGTGCAAGATACTTAGATGAAGTTGAAGCTTGGCGTGATGATATAACTGAATATGGTACTTTAAAAAGTGATTATAATAGTGCAATTGTACAGGAAAGACTAGACCATGAACAAGCTGTAAGAGTTCAAAATATTAAAAGAGCTCAAGCACAGCAACAAGCAAGTAATCAAATTCGTGGAATATTTAATTCTGTTCAATCTGAACATGGGCTTTCTAAAGAAGAAGCTACATCATTTATAAAAGATATGTCAAAACCTGATTCTTTAAATGTAAGTAACCTAGTTGAACTTTGGAGAATAAAACAAGGAAGTGGAGCGCCAGTAAATGCTCAACCTGCTCAACCTAGCGAAGCTTTTAATCAACAAGCTAGAGCACAGCAAGTTGCATCTCCTATGGGAGTACTGCCTTCACAACAACCTGTACAACAATCTACTGAAGATTCAATTATGGATTCAATGGTAAATGATTATAAGAAAAATAATCCTTGGTAAATAAATAACCCCTACTCGAAGGTCTACGCGACAGATGAGAGAGGGATAAATTGATTGGAGATTGAAAATGAGCACATTTTATAGTGGTCAGGCTGGGGCGGCAACGCCAGGCGGCATTTCGATTGACGATACACGTAGAGTCTTTAATTTTGGGGATAGAGTTGCAGAACTCGCTCCTCAACAAAGTCCGTTTTTCGTTTATTTGAATAAAGTTGCTAAAAAGGCCACAAACGACCCAGTGTTTAAATATTTAGAACAACGTCATCAATGGCAAAGACGTAATTTTAACTTAGGAGAACCAGTTGCTTCTGCAGCTTATACTTCAGGTACAACTTACGTTCATGATTCAGGTGATGACCTTGTAAAAACATACGTTAACTATGATAAATATGGTTCTATTCAGACTGCTGAATATAAACCTGAATTTTTTGTATCAGGTCTTGTAGTAGGGATAGCAGATACAGATGGAACAGTTAGACGTTTCATTGTAGATGCCACACCTAGTGTTACTTCTGGTACTGGAACAGTTGATGTAAAATTAAAAGCATTATTTAGCGCAACTTGCGCATTTGCAGATGATGCTAAAGGCCAAGTAATTGGTAGTTCATGGGCTGAGGGTTCTTCAGAACCTGAAGGCTGGCAAGATGCAATGCTAGACGCAGAAGGATATTGTCAAATATTCAAAACTGGAATGAGCATCTTTTCAGGTACAGCTATGGCTACTGAATACAGAGGTATAAAGAATGAGTATCAAAGAGTATGGACTGAAAAATTAATGGAGCATAAAATGGATATTGAAAATGCTTTATTATTTGGTAGCGGAGCTTCTTCAAATGAGCAAAGTTCTTCAGCACCTCAAAGATATACTGATGGTATTCTTTCAAAAGCTGAATCTAGTGGAAAAGTATACAATATGAGTTATGCTTCTTCAGGATATGACGCTTTCTTAGATGCAATGGAAGACTATTTTGCACCTGAAGGTGGAAATTCTGGAAACAAACTTGTATTAGCTTCAAGAAAAATTATTACTTATTTGAATAAATTAGGTAATGGTTCTTTCTTAAATAATACCGTAGGTTCTTCTCAATATAGATTAGATGTAGATACTGTCCCTGGACAATTCGGACATCAAGTAACAAAAGTAAATACTATATTTGGTAATTTACACTTTGTTGCTGAGCCTTTATTAAGAGGACCATGGGAAGATTATGCATGCTGTGTTGATTTGAAAAATGTAGCATACAGACCACTTGTGGGTAATGGTATTAGTCGAGATACCTTCATTGAGACAAACATACAAGACCCTGGTACTGATGGCCGAAAAGACCAAATCATTACTGAAGCAGGACTTGAAGTTAGTCTTCCTGAAACTCATGCAGTTCTTAAGTTTTCTTAAGGGGAGGTAGATTATGGCAGTAATAGGAATAACTAGCTCTACTGTAACAGATGGAACTACTCATGTAAATGATAGTGAATATAGTAAGTGGAACAGTATAAAAGAAGGTGGTGTTTATTATCTTTCTACAGGAATAATAGACCCAAGTGATACTGATGCGGAAATAGTAAGTCCTGGAATACCTGGAGTCTTAATAAATGGACAAAAGATTATTGTAGGATTTAATACTACAACTGCAGGTGCTGATGTTACATCAGACTTTCATATCGATGGTTCTATTGATGGAAAAAACTGGGTAATGATAGGTAGTTCATTAGATGATGATACTGAACCTGATACAACAGGTGTTCAACTTTATACAGTTGATTTATCTAGCTATACATTACCATGGTATAGACTTTCATGGAATGATGGAACTGATAATGTTACTACTTGGCAAGGTACCTTTTTTGTAGGTGGTTTAGCTGGTGGTGGAAATGCTGACTTAGATGTAGGTGCTTCAACTTCTGCTATTGGCGGAGTTGGTGCTGACCCATCATAGTGGTTAAGTAATTAACAAATTATAAGGGGTCTTCGGGCCCCTTATAAGGAGAGAATATGGCAAAGAAAGTATATAGTGGCAGTGTAGGAGAAAAGTACAAATCTAAGGTCAAACCAGACAATAGAAGGAAATACAATGGAAAAACCAAAAAAAAGAAATAGAAATGGTAAAGGTGGAGCATATAGAGTTCCAGTTGGTGACTTAAAGTATAAAGAGAATTATAACAAAATATTTAGAAAAGGTAAATAGTGGCAGGAAATACAAATAGAGGACAAATAGACCCAGGTTCAAATATAGGTATATCACCTATAACGGACGATATAGGAACTTCGAGCATAAATTGGGGAGGCAAATCTCCAATTGAATATATTCAGTATTTAATGGGAGATTCAGTTTTTGATTTATTTGGCGATAAAATGCTAAATGACGCTTTTGAAAGAGCTTTTATAGAAACTTCTGGTCTTATATTAGATGATATTATTTTAGAAAATTTAAATGGAAGTAATAGTTTTTCTTCTACCTCACAAAGCGCTTATGGAGCTGCAGGATTTACTGATAATTATCCTAAAAGAATTTTAAAAGTAGTTAGACAAAATACTACAGATGAAGATAGTGATGGTACTGACCAGTATTATTATGATGCTAGAAAAATTCAGAATATAGATAGTGAAGCTATTAACCCAAATAGTATTTATTATGAAAATGACCCTTTTAATCCCGCTTGGTATATAGCAACTGATGCAGGTATTAATATAATACCTAAAAATAGTTCATCACATCCTACAGGAAAGGTTTATTATATGAGTTATCCTAAGTTTGGAGTAGGCGCAGAAATTGATAGCAATCAAACTCATGACCTTGGAGAAAAATCTGGTAATCAAAATTTTTCACTTATATCATCAAATAATGAAAATGAAATATTTTATGGAATACCTTTAGAAGCAAGGCAATTAATATATTTATCAACGGCTTTAAACTTAGTTGAAGGATATTTAAGTAATCATATTCAAGATGATGAAGATATTGAATTAGTACAATTATTAAAAGCTCAATATGAAATGTTGGTAAATTTAAAATCAAAAGAAGTTGTTGTTGTACAAGCAAAATTTGGAGAAGGTAATCCAATACAGGAAATGCAAAAATGAACAAAATAGAAATAACAGAATTAATAAAACAACATCATCCTAAAATTTCAGGTAGACAATATGAAATGTATATTGAAATGGCTGCTGATAGAATAGCCGAAGAAACTGGTATAACAAAAAAAACATTTTTAATTAATTCTGTAGCTGGAACAAGATGGTACAATTTAGATTCAACTATAATGAGAATAGATAAAGTTTATTTTAATGATGTAAAAATACCTAAACTTATAGGAGACCCTATTATAGATGATGATGAGTTTCTTAATCCAGAAGATTCATCTGATACAGCTTTAGATACACCTACATCAAATGCTGAAAATAAAAGATTTTGGATGTTTAGTAATTATGACAGCTCTAGTACTAGTTCTAAAACTTATAGATTAGGTATAGTAGAAAAAGTAAATAATGCTGTTACTAGGGATGGAAGAACAAGTAATTATCAATCTTGCTCAATAACTGGAACATCTAATATAAGAGTATATGCTACTACATTTGGAGGTAGATTTACACAAGCTGCTTCAGGAACAGACCAAGATGATGCTATGTTAGCAACAGGACCTTTAAAAGATATACCCGAGCAATTTCATGAAATACTTTCAACTGGAGCAATAGCTTATGGTTATAAATTTCCACCTAATATAGATATGCAAGCATATCAAGTATTTATGAATGAATTTATGCAAGGAATAAAAAGAATTAAAACATTTGAACGAACAAAACAAACAACAGGCTTTATAAAGCCACAAGACTTTTAAGGAGAAATTATGGACTTAAAACAAATGATAGCAGACTATATATTTAATGATGAGATGAAAGATAAAATCATCAAAAAGTTAAATGATAATGTTGATGTCCCTTTTATTTCAGAAAAAACAGAAGAAAAAATATTAATTGCAATATATGATTCTGTTGAAGATGTTGTAAAAGAAGCCATCTTAAAATAATGATAGACAAACTATTTGTTTTACTTAATGATATAACCGATAAAGAAAAAGGAGACTTAATTGATAAAATTGGTGTCGAAGATAATAAATCTTATAAAAAGAGGCCTGAACGCTGTCCTTCATGCACTAAAAAAGCTATCGCGGGTTTGGAAATAATAGGAGCCTGTGACGGGAACTTAATATGGCAGTGTTTAAAATGTGGAGATAGATTTTTAAAATTAAGTAGAACAGAAACACTAGAACTTTTGGAAGACGCGACTTCCGCCTGGACAAATCCCAATGATTGGGGTGAAATAGATAAAGAACTAAATTAGGAGAGTCTATGGCAAAAGATAAAGGTGTTTTAAAGCGTGCAGTTGTCACACCAGATAAACATGCACCTTTACAAGATAAAGCAGCAATTAATGTTGTAAAGAAAGCAATAGAAATAATAAAGCCTGATATTTATATAGATTTGGGCGATTTAGGTGAATGGGGTAGCGTATCTCATTGGCAGTGGAAAGCTAAGAAAAAACCGCCATTAGAGTATATTATACCTAGAGTTGACAAGGATGTAAAAGGTGTCAACGAGCTTCTTGATAATATAGATGAATCTTTGGACAAAGTAAATTGTAAAGAGAAATACTTATGCGGAGGCAATCATGATGAATGGTGTAATATGTTTGTTAATGAACATCCATATTTACCACAATATAAGTTTGATACAGCCGTTAAGTTAAAAGAAAGAGGATACAAGTACTATCCTGCTGACTTAGAACCAAAAAAGTGGCTAAAAATAGGTAAATTGCACTATTATCATGGACATCATAAATCAGGCATGCATCATGCAAAAGCACATTTACAATTAGGTGCTAATGTAATGTATGGCCATCATCACGGATTACAGCAAGCTTCTGTAACTCATATAGATGGACCAAAGTCTGCTTGGAGTTTAGGATGTTTAAAAGATATGAGTCCTGAAAAAAATAAATGGCTAGGTGGTAAAGCTATAAATTGGGCACATGCTTTTGCAGTGGTTGATTACTTTAGAGGAGGTTTATTTACTGTACATGTTGTACAGATAAT